ATATAAAAAATTGGATGAAGGTATTAGAAATTGTGGGGTATAAAAAATTTATGAAGTAGGTGTATACAAGGGGATTTGAATTCTTAGGGAAATCATGCCCACCACCTCTTATCTTTACCCCGTCACCCTATCCGCTACCCTATCGCCTGAGCCGCTACCGTGGCCGCTATCCTTGGCGGTATCCGTACGGTGGGCGACTCTCATTTAATTTGTGAAGCTGTCACTGTAAATGCTTGATTGTATTCAGTCAGGCAACCCGCCTACTATCTTGACCTCAGCGGCTATGTCCTGCTTATTGTCTCGCCAACCGAGCTGCTTTAGGCTAAAGATTGCCATAGGTACATTAAGAGTACCGTTCAGAGTGCCGCGCTCAAGTGCTGCTTCTTTCTTTGTAGTGGCTTTTTTAATAAGTTCCGCAAGCTCGCTCATTTCATACAAGCGCCCCTTGCTTACGCCGTTTAAATATGCGAATTCAGCGACTATCGGCACTTCATTAGCGTCTATGTATTCTTGCAGCTTCTTGGCGAGGTCTTCCCTATCGTGTACACGTGGGCGGCCGTTTGGTTTCTTTGTAGGTTTATTGCTTGGCATGGTGTGGGCAGTCTATCGCCTATCTTATTATTCTTGCAAGCTTAGCCGCTATTGTATCCGGCGGCCACGGTTTCAGGTTCTATCGTTTGTGCAGTGCCCGCGTGCGCCTTATTTCCTCTCGCCAGTTATGCCACAGAGTATCCGCCTGTATTACTGCCTGAGTATATTCCGGCCAAGTAAACTCTAAGCCGTTCTCTGTGCAGTATTCCGTGAAGCTATCAAGTGCTCTTGCGTCATAATTGTATAGCCTATCGTTGGCAATCCTATCGGCGGCCGCTTCAATGTGTAGACTGTTCACAGTGTTAGCCCTCTAGCGTCCAATTCGTCCTGTAAGTCTATATCCGATAGATTTTCGTATCCTTCGTGCCCATTACGCAAGATAGAGTCTAGAAAGCTGTCTGAATTGATTAACCCCGCTATTGTTTGCTTATCGTCATTTACTAGCGCAGTTATTGCCGCTTCCCGTCTTTCCTCATCGTCTAACATGGCGCGGTAATCGTCTTGAATGTCTAACATGTTTTTTCCTCGTAAATGGTGGTTAACGTGCTGAATTATAACGGGTTTATGCGTCACAGTCTAGCAGTGTGCTAGGCTCAATGGCCGCCTTCCCTAGCTTATCTTGCAGGTGCACATAGGCGCGGAAAATGGCGCGGGTCTGTTCGGCCGTGTCGCCTTCTGTCACTGCTTTTAATACTTGTAAAAGTATCGCTTCGGTTTTTTCCGGCGGTATTGTTCGGATAGTGCTCATAATCTTACCTCGTTTGAAAGTTTACGGATATTTGCCATAACTGGGGCGCTTCCATGTGCTTGTATTACAATTGAAGCTTTTCTATTTGTGGCCGTACCGTTACAGGCGCGGCAATCTGCGCACGTGGTGAGCTGTCCGGCCTCTTTACTTGCTGGGCAGGTGCGCTCGTTTCCTATTTTGGCCACATGTGCCGGAAGCGCAACGCGGAAATATCGCCACCCCTTGGCGGTCGCCTCTTTCGCTTCCTGTTCACTGTCCACGCTGGCCATACACAACCCGCGGAGGGTGTCCGATTGTTTCCACCGGTGTGTATATCCAGTGAAGGCGAGCGCCTCACGTGTCAGGCCTTGCCAGATTTCCACCGGCACGGCGGCGGGGTCGCCATACGTGCCCAGTCTAATGATACGGCCACGGCCTAAGGCGGGCAGGTCATCCGCTACAGGATAGCGGCCACGGGTGAAGGCCTTATAAACAGCAAGCGCCCCTTGTCCGACGTTAACGTAACATGTGCGCCCCTTCCCTGTACCGTCGCCACGGTGGCGGCAATCCCCGCATATTCCAGCATCTAAGCCGGTTTTAATAGCGGCCACAATTGGCGACCCGTCTAACAGTGAAACGCCCTTGTATATAATTGAGTTTTTCACGGTGTCCCCCTTATAGATCCGCGGTGAGGGCGGATATTCTGGCCAGCTCTTCACGTGAAAAAATATCTAGAAGCTTATCAGCGGTGCGAATGCACGCGGCGTAAATGTCACGGGCGTGGATATCGCGCGGGCTGTATCCGTAATCGTCGCACCAATCATAGAATGAGACAAAAAAAGCGCCAGCATCTAAGGCCAAGCAATGCAGAATATCGGCCACGGGGGGCGGGGTCGGTTTTAAGTGTTTTTTCTCCCATTCTAAGCGGGCAATAGTGCCAGCGGGGGCGGTGCAGGGAGGCGAAAAGGGCGCGGCCTTCCGGTGGCCAAGGCCGGTGAAATACTCAAAAGAGCGGCCAGATATATCAACCCGCCATGAGTCGCAAAGCTGGCCGCCCCAATTCGGGGGCGTGGTTTCCCCTGTATATTCTACCGTTATCGGGAGGCGCTCTAAGTCGGCCAGCGTGGCGGCCGCGGTGATTTGTTCGGTGTACATAAAAAAACCCCTGTATGATGATTAAAGAGCAAAGGCCAGCACGGCCAGCACGTAGAAAAAGGCGGCCATTGTAAGGCCTAAAAAAAGCTCAGATATTCTGTGCATTATTACCTGACACCGGCACGGGCGCGGGGCGGTATTAATTCGGGCGTAATCGTGCGGTAACATGTTCAGCGCCCCCTTACCAAGTCGCATAAACTGCAACAGAGAAAACAAGAGCACCGGCCAATAATACTAATCCAGTGCCGACAATTACGAACCGTTCCAAAGCTTCTAATTCGAACATATTAAAACCTTTTAAATGGTGATTAAAAAAGCGCCTTTTTTTGTGGCGTGGCGCTCATTCTACAGAGTTAAAAGCGGGAAAATGTCACGAAACGTCAAGACTTTGCAAAGATTTGTCAAGAAAATATCGGTTTTTTTTGGGCGCTCGCCTCCCATTATCCGCAAGCTTACACCCGCGCAACGTCAAGTAGTGTCAAGATTTGTCAAGATTTGTGTTGACATTGAAAGTGTAAAACTGTATAGATACGTCAAGTTTTGTGAAGTTTTGTCAAGATTTGTAAATGACTGCACATGCAGTAACTGCCTTTACAATACATGCTGTTACAGTAAATGCTCTTACTGTTAACCCTTTGGCAGTAAATGCCTTGACTGTATACCCCTTAGCAGTTAACCCCTAAGCAGTAGCCGCCAAGGCAGAATCAGCCCAAGCAGACACCAAAAATCGGTGTTTTTTCAGAAAAAATCCATTTTCTAAAATTCCATATTTCTTGTTCTAGTTTTTTATCTTGGTCTACAGGTCGTAAATAACTACAATCGACTCTGTTGCTACCTTGATCTTATGTGGATGTGCTTTGTTCTGTGCTTCTAGACGAACTGTAATCGCTTTTGAGCGCATTTAGCCTGTTTGCTATACCAAGGCTGCGGTTATGATGCTGGAAGTCTCTAATCGTTTTATAGATTAGACCCCTCCACCCCCTAAAAATTTTTCCTGCTGGGGTAAAAAAACAAGCCCCCCCCTTTTTATGTACTTAGGGGGGTTGACAACCTGTTTGCGTTCTGCATTTGGGTGATATATAGTACTACCACTTCCGCAGACAGCCGACGTTTGTTGACTACGGAGTATCCCCCACAGGTTCGGCCACCTAGATGGGGGATTTTTATTGGACGATCAGTATAGCAAAGCTATTGATCAAACCACAATTGTAATTGGACAAAGCTGGTAGCTTTTCAAAGTAATTGAATGAATGTTGCCTAAGTGTTCGTAAACACACAACTTAGTCATTCCTTGTTCAATTTCATACTTGAAGAATGCTGTACCTGCATGAGCAGAAGCGGCCAGAGTCAGTCCCAAGGCAATCAATAGATATTTCATAAAGTCTCCTAACATTTCAATGGGTCAACAAACGCTCTTTTCCATCCGTGAACATCATTCAGTCCATAATAAACCTTTCCACCTACCGCAAAGTCCACTTCTACTACTTCTTCGCAATCTTCATATTGCTTCCAAGATATCGAGCCAGACTTCAACGGTTTGATTTCAGCGGCATACGGATCGCCATACTCATCAATTTCCTGAAAGAGTTGATCCATATCCTTTGCTATTGCAATACCACAGTAGTCTGTAGGCTTGCCATTGCACACGAATCTAAATAACCACGCACTCATCTTTTGTTTCTCAGAGTAAATGCACAGGTTTTAAATGCTGCATTGTAAAGTTCTGTTGCATCTGGGTGCTTTAGGGCTTCGCAAATAGATGCGCATTCTTCTCGCTCCTGCTGTGCAACCAGTTTGGCAAAGTGATATCGAATGTAATCTTTATCCTGCAAAGCCTTTTCCAGTGCCTCAGTCCACAAAATATCAATCTGTTCTTTAGTCATGATTACTCCTAATGCGCTGTCTTCATACCGTCTTCGATTTGCTTTTTCTTGTTTTCTACATATTTCACCATATTGAAATACTGCGCTTCTATTTCATTTGTTGGAACATTCATAGAAAACATTAAAGATAAACACAAATACATCAACGAATTAACTGTTTGCTCTAAGGTCGCATTCTTAGGTATTACATCCATAACCTTGGACATAATTTCCAATCCTAGCATCGTATCTTTTGTTGGCGCTTCACTCATTTCATTCCACCTTTAATGTGTGCGTTCGGTATTAATTAAACTTCCATACAGTGCTTTGTTCTTTTCCGCATGTTCCAACATAATGTCAAATCTACCTTCAATATGTTCTTTTGGAATTTCATAGGAATAACACACTGCAAAATACATATTTAATAAAGTTTCAACAACAAAATCTACTGTTGTCTCCTCTGGAAATACTTCCATGATTGAAGCCATTGCTTCAAAACTTTGTTCTGCTTTCTTTTGTGCATCATCCATTTCATTTCACCTTTTTCTTTGGCTTTGGTTTAAAAATCTTGTCCCAATTAGAATCGAACTTCTTCTTGTCACAAGGTCGTTGCTTACTGCCTTTACCACTCATATCAAATCACCTCTTTCATTCTGTTATCACGTTTAATCCGATAATTTATTCTTGCCGCTTCTCTTAGCATTTCCTTGACTTCTGGCCTAGCCAAGTACAGCTTGCGTCTAGCCCTAGCTTCTGGAGATGCATCTCTTAACCTGCGCTTAACATTATATGCTTCGCGTTTTAGGTCTCGGTTCTGATAAATCTCAACCTTATGGCAATCACGGCAAATGTTCATGTAACCATCAGTTGTTGTGGGGTGCTTGTAGAAATTACGTATTTTCTTGTCTTGCTGACACACCCTACACACTTTTGATCTCATCAACCCAACGATCATTACACAACCTCTCCAAAGTTTCTTCTAAACAACCGCAATATCATTTCACGTTGCAGACTTTCAGCCCCTTTCAACTTATAGGCGTTGTATAGGTGCTGGTTTGTCATTTCAGAAATCTTGATCGTTCTGCCATCTTTTGTTTGCCAAAGATGCTCGACTTGATATTCAACATCTTGATCAAAATCATCTGCATCACCAATGTCTATACCGTTATCTTTTGCCCAACTCATTTCAACTCCCCATTTAATACCAATAAATCCCAGTGTTTCTGTGAAAAATCGTCTTTGAGTTTGTAATACGCTTCTTGTCTATTTGCTGCATGAAGCGTTTGCCACGTTTCTTCTGGGCAAGTATCAGCATTTTGGATATAGCACATGCGAAAAATATTTTCACCAATTAAACCAAGTTCAGGCGTATTGAATCGTGATGGCTCAATCTTAGTGAGTATGTGTTTTGGTCTCATTTCACTTTACTCGTTAATCCATTTCCAACCAAGTAATAACTTTGTCATCTTAATATAAAACCAATTCGGTGCTTTCACAGTTCCAATCCTTACCGTTCCACATGGCAATACCCAGTAACCTACATATGGCTCTATTTTCATTTCACTTCACCTCTTGCTCTGATTTCTTCCGCGCAGATTAAGGCTCCTTGCCCATATGCACTATCAACTTGAGCATCACACAACTTCGCACACGCTTCACGTTCTTGCGCCTGAACCCGATCAATCAATCGCATCAATTCTTCAGGAAACAAAGTAATCATATCGCCTTGAGAATTAACAGGATCAACCTTGTCTTTATCTGCAACCTCACGAACTAACCTTAAAATTTCTTGCTTAACTTCGGGTCGTGATAATAATTCAGCAACTAATAAATCATGTGTGTTCATTGCTTTTTCCTAGGCTTGAATATTTTGTCCCAGTTATCGTCAAACTTTTTTCTGGGTACGCTAATAGGTCTTGGTTTACTGCCTTTGCCGCTCATAGTCTGATTTCATTTAACATAAACGTATGCGCTTTATGCTCGCCATCTTGCGGCACTTTTACGCCCTTTAATTCATAAGCCAGCACAGTTTCACCGTCTTTCATAATTTGCTGCGTTTTGAATATCCATTCCCAAGGACTGCCAATCTGTCGTGGTGATAACTGTCTTGTGCCGTTGTTATGCTGCCAAAGCACATACTTGCATAATTGAGCCTTAATATCGGGTAACTCAGTCATACCTTACCCCATGCGGCAAACAAAGCATCACGAATCTCGCTACCTTTTAAGCTGTTATCTTCTGCCAAGATCAACTTAAAGTCACTTACTATTTTGTTCTTGATAGCGACCATCTCTTTTACTTGCTCATCAGTGTATCTGCGAGTTGATTTCCACAAAAACGCAAATAAACATTTCTGGCCGTGACACCACACAGGTTCATCGTACTGGCTGGCAATGCGAGGCAATGCTGTCGTAGATGGCGTTGGTGTTTGATCTTCTTCTTCAGAGTACTTACAAGCCGCCACAAACTGCGGAAGTGTCGGCGGTGTGCCAGACCCTTTATGCAGCAGCTTACGCAAGCCACGCTGAATCTCATAATCCTTAAATCCGTTAATGGTGGCAATCCACATTTGAGTGGGTTGTTCACCATAGTTGGAAACAAACTTACCGCCGAACATCTCGCATAAGTTCTTCCAAACTTGCAAAGCCCGATCCTGATTGTTCACTGACCACTCGTTCATCTTTCTCACCTCTTGATTTGCTAATTGCTAATTGAACTCTTTCTACTGCCGATAACTGTCTCATGCCTTTGGGTTCTTCAGGTGGCTGCCATAATTCTAAAAACCCTTTATTTGGACCCAAAAATGTAGAAGCCATCTGAACAAACTCAGACCCCAACTTACCAGTTATCGTCAAAAATTTGGCATATCGATCTACACCCCTGCTTATCTCCTCATGGGTATGTCCTTCACGCAGCCGTGCGTTGTATGCCTTTTCAGCATCTCCCCACTTTTGGCTGCCTCCTCTCTTTGGATACCTATTACGAATTTCAAAAAATAAACTTTCTGTACCGCTTGCGGTACTAATTAGATCCGTTCCTTGATCCTTTCCTTGATCCTTAGATCCCTTCCTTGATCCTAGATCCTCACACGAACGTTCGCGAGGATTCGAGAGGATTCGCGAATCTTCGGTGAATGGCGGTATTTTGCTTGCTGATGGTTTATCAATCTTCTGATGTTTCAACCAGTTACAGATCTGAATGTAAGTATCATCTTCAACTGCATAACGCACCAAGCACTTCTCATGATCAAGTTCGCCTAACCATTTGTCAATTAGCTTTCCAGCGTCCAAATCATAGGGGTATAGAAGGCTCGCGAGCATTCGCGAATTCCCGCGAAGCCTCCCCGAATCGTCTGCAAGTGTCCAAAGTAAAATAAATAAATACCGACTTTCACGGCTTACCCTGCCCATAGATTCGGACTGAGGGAATTCAGGTTTAATAGTACGGATTCGTGCCATAACTCACCAATTACCAAATCACCTTTAAGAATTGCGGCGCGTAGGAAGGTGAGAGACCTACTGTCATTCGGGGAGCTACCCCGAATCAAGCCGCAACTGAAAACTATACTACCTGACGATAGATTGCAACTCAATAATACATTTGCCTTCTTTGACGATTTCCATTCTTTCAATGGTTAGCCTGTCAATCTGACTGTCATCCGACATTGCTCCGGCTTGAACCAGACTGTCAAGTAGTGGTTTACACACGTTATCAATATCGCGAACCCTTTTGTCTGGCGGGTAAAGGTAAATACTGATCTGTAATCGTTCGGATACAAAACTGGGATTTCCAGTAAACGCTGCCCAAACGTGTTTTTTAAATTCTACGGCTTTTTTGGTTAAGAACCGCCGTGAACCTCGGAATCCCCAGTAGGTATTTACGGAAGGTGGGTATGGCAAAGTTAGTTTTATTTGCTGCGTCATGCCATCAGTCTAATACTAAGGGTATGGGCAATCTAGTATGGGCAGTTTTTGCCCCTACCTAATATTGCGGTTGAAAACAATGCACGATTAGCAGAAAAAATATCGTCTGATCGTGCAGTATTTTTAACTGTAGTTTTTATGCGAACGTACATCCGCACGAAATAAATATTGCAATCTGACCCATATGTAATATAATTTAGGTTCGTTAAACATCAATCGGGAGCATTTATGTCTGTTTATAAAGCGATCAACAAAGTTCAAGAAGAACTGTCAAAAATCGGTATTAGTAAAGACCGTAAAAATAGCCAAGGGTCTGGCTACAACTTTCGTGGTATTGACGATATTTACAATGCACTAGCACCAGCATTGTCGCGTCATGGTTTGTGTATTTTACCGCGAGTTATCAACCGTGAAGTCGTAGAGCGTTCTAGCAAATCTGGTGGCGCACTGTTCTACACTACGCTAGACGTAGAATTTGACTTTGTGGCCGCAGAAGATGGCAGCAAACATACCGTTCGCGTTATGGGCGAGGCTATGGACTCTGGCGACAAATCGACAAACAAGGCAATGTCGGCTGCATACAAGTATGCATGTTTGCAAACTTTCTGTATTCCAACTGAAGGCGACAATGACGCTGATGGCAATACTCATGAAGTCAAATCTAGTGTAGATGTTGACGGATTGGTCAAAGCAATTATGAGTACTGAATCATTGGATGATTTGAAGAAAATCTATTTTGCCAGCGTTGAAACTGCGCGTGGCGACCAATCTGCATTAAAGAAACTCGAAGAAGCGAAAGACAAGCAAAAAATATTGCTGTCTGAACTTGGAGCAAAGTAATGCTAACGATTGATCGTTCGATTGATACGCGATCTATCGAGCAAAATACACCCGAATGGCTGGCTGCTAGGTTAGGGCATATCACAGCCTCATCGATTGATGATGTGATGGCTAAAGGCCAATCAGGGGAAGCAGCCACACGGGCAAAGTATAAGGTTCGATTGTTAGCAGAAAGGCTGACAGGTCAGGGACAGGAATCCTTTAGCAATTCAGCGATGGAATGGGGAAAGACCCAAGAGCCTTATGCGGCAATAGCGTATCAAATGCACAAAGGCGTATTACTGGATAAGACTGGATTCTGGAGACATCCAACTATTGATTGGTTGGGTGTCTCTCCAGATAGGCTGAACGGTAATTCATTAGTCGAAATCAAATGTCCAAATAGCACTACGCAACTAAATTGGATATTGGCTAACAAAATTCCGTCTGAATATGTGAAACAGGTTCAGGCTCAGCTATGGGTATGCGAAAAGGAATATTGTGATTTTGTCAGCTTTGATCCACGACTGAATGAGAAAAATCAGTTATTCATTGTGCGCGTAGAGCGGAATGAAAAATTGATCAAAGAAATGGAAGCTGCTGTTAAACAATTTTTATCTGAAATTAATGAGTTAATCGAGAGGCTAAAGTAATTATGAAAGGCATCAACAAAGTTATTATCGTTGGCACACTGGGCAAGAATCCAGAAGTACGCCAAATGGATAGCGGTAACACTGTGGCTAACATTAGTGTCGCTGTTACAGAAAAATACAAAGACAAGCAAAACCAGCCTCAAGAATTGACGGAATGGATCAATGTCGTGTTCTTTGGAAAGGTAGCCGATATTGTTGCTGAGTACTGCGTAAAGGGTTCTCAGATTTACGTAGAAGGCAAAATGAAGACTGAAAAGTATGAAAAGAATGGACAGACTTTGTATTCCACAAAAGTAGTCGGAAAAGAAATGCAATTACTTGGAAACAGAAGTGCTGAGTCTGGACGCAAAGGCGGTCAAGCTACTGCGGCAGCGGCTAAGGATGCTGACTTTGACGACACTATTCCATTCTAAAATGAAGCAGTTTTAGGTTCGGGGATTGGCGGTCAGAAATGGCCGCCTTTTTTATGTATTGCATCCCATAAAAACCTATGTTGTAATACTTCCAGAGGTACATTATGTGTGATGATTATAGCCATGCCGCACATGCGGCTGAATTAAACAACGAGTTGAAAGCCTATTACGAAGCTGGATACGCTGATTTTAAGACACATCGTCAACCACAAATGGATAGAGAACATTGTGGATATGTGATGTATATGCGTGGCTGGCAAGACGCTGAAGATACTTTTACTTGAGGAGTGAATATGTCGGGGTATGTAACAAAAGTTCGTGATTTGTTGGTTGAGCATAAGCAACTAACATTACCAAAGATTTATCTTTTATCTCAGACTTTAGAGCGCAGACAGATTTCATCTGCATTAACATATTTGTTAAAAGCCAATGAAGTAGAGCGCACTAAGATAGACAATGCCGAAGATGTAGGCAGACGAAATGTCTATCAATATACGTATATTCGGCAAACTCTGCGTAAACCACGTAAACCCAGAGCATATAAATCCAATGGCGCATTGTAATTATATTGCCGACATAATTCGTGCTTCATTACTGATGCACGATCCGATACGTTTATTCCAGACTGTTAGTCCTGTAAGTGGCGATTTGCATGAAGATGGATCATCTAAATCTTCAGAAATGAAAATAGTCATCGCTGACAAATACGGAAAACGATATAAAGTGACAGTGGAAGAATATGTAGTTCGTGAAGTACCAATAGTTAAACAAGAGAAAAAGGGGAAGAAAAGTGGAGCAAATAAGCCCGTATAAGGCGCTAGATTTCATTAGAGATCATGCGCCATTGTATTCCGAAGCTAAAGCCAATGTGCTGTATTTGACTGAATACAGAAAGACGCTCAAAGCTAAACTAATGGCAGAATCCAAGGCCAAAACAGAATCTGCCAAAGAAACCTTTGCCTACTCTCATCCATCATATGAGCAGCACCTAGAAGCCATTAAGATCGCCGTTGCGGAAGCAGAGCGGTTACGGTGGCTGATGGTAGCGGCAGAAGCAAAAATCGAAGTGTGGCGCAGTCTGGAGTCTTCTGCCAGAGCCGAAGGACGATCTACTACATGATTCCTAAGTGTAAATACTGCATACACAGCGTTTATGAAAATGGGAAATTGGCTTGTCTGAGAAAACTCAGGATGGAACCAGATGGAATTCCTTGGTTTTGCCTGAGAGATTTTGAACGTGCGGTTGGTTCTGATGACGATTTGTAAATAAGTATTGCAAACATGATCTAGCCATGTTCTAATACATCCATCGAGTTAATCATCTTATAGGAGCAGTTATGAAGACATACGCATTGCAAGCGTTTTTACAAGACGATCTGGCATTTACCATTAAACTTAAATGTCAAAGCGTATACGAAGCGCAACAACGCTTTTCAGATTTGATGAAATCTTTCCCGCAATATGAACTGATCATCAAAGATCAATTTCTTATTGTTGCCACTCGTAATTTAGACGCAGAATGGCATACGTTTCGTTAATCATTAATTTAGGAAAAATCATGAAACCTTTACGTCCTGATCTACAGATCAAACTAAACACATTATTGGCAGAAATCGAAGCTGCTGGCGGTTTAGAGGCATACTATGACCAGCTATTTGGAGCAGGTCAGTATGAAAAAGAAAAAGCAATTTTTGAAGGTAACGATGACTATCTAAAGTCATTTTTGCTTGCTTGGCAAAGCGTTGATTTTCATTCATAGGAGCAACTCATGACTCCAGCACAAGCATTTGCATTAGATTTTCTATCTTACGACTATCCAGAAGATTTGTCTTTTGACGAAATTGTAGAGCAAATTTATTCAGGCGATCTATCACCAATCTGGCCGCATTTTAAGCAATGGAATGATGACACTAGAGCGCAGTCAGTTATTGGATTGGCTGAATTAGCCCAAGAACTATTGAATGATCCTTCAGCATTTACCAGAGGATTAAAATGATTGGAAATATTTTAGGTTCTTTATTTTTATTGTTTATGTCAGGAATCATAAACAAACTATTTTTTAACAATGACCCGCCCACTGTAATTTGGGCAATCGAAGTTATCATCATTTTTGGCGCGTTAATTCAGGATAACGACTGATATGTCTTGGCGACCACGTAATGAAACTACAGAAGACTTGGCTCTTGAGTTAAGTGCAGCCAATCGCATTGCCAAACGCTTTGATTGCGAGGTAATTAAATTAAGCCCAATGCTTTATCAAGTTGATTGGGCGTTCTTTAGGAATGACGAACTGGTTGCATGGGCTGAGTATCGCAATCGTGCTAAACGGTATGAAACCTACGTCTTGTCTTATGCCAAATGGATGAAAGCAATTAGCCTATCGCAAGCAACTGAAAAGCCATTCTTTCTATTTGTCGAATGGACTGAAGGGATTTACTACTACCAAATTAAATCGGAAGCCAAACATCCGATTAAAAAGTTTGTCAACAGTAGAGGTCAAAATGGAGATACTGAACCGTGTATTTACATACCAACACGATTATTTGTAAAGATGTAGAAAAAACCCCGCCACATGCGGGGTCTACAGCATAGTCAAAGGGGGAGCAGCCCTGTGGTGCTGGAGGCAAGTGCCTAAAGTTTTCAGTAATTTACCTTAATATTTTTTGAAATCAAGTATTGCTAAATATATTAATATAAGTATTATAGACACATGAATCAGTTAGACGAACGAATCAAAGATGCAGCACCTGAATTGCTTGATGCGATTCTTGGATTGTTGGATGCAACGGAAGTTTATTATCAGGACAATGAAATCAGAATTGTCTGTGAGGATAGGGCAGATGCGTTAGAGCGTATTGCAAATGCCAAAAGAGCAGTACAGAAAGCAGGTTTAATTTGTAGATAATCACCTTGGAGTAAACATGAAAAAGTTAAATAATCAGTTCGATATCATCAATGATTTAAAAACATACGCCACCAGCCTTGAAGATATGGCATCGGCCATGTCGGTCAGAAACGATCACAACTTTGCCAATAAATTGGACAAGTCAGCACGAGCCATGCGCAAAGCAGCCAGACTGCTAGAGTTGTCAGGCGAAGATGTTGAGATTCCTATGTTCCTCCGTCGTCAGGCTAATTAAATCATGAATCCTACAGCTAAAGTAACTGGATATTATGGTGGATACGCCACTATTGCGCCGTTTGATGGAGCTTTAGTGTTTGCTCAAGGTCAGGTGCTGTATTCATATGACGAATTACTGAAAGCAATTGCAGAAGAACGTGAATCGTGTGCAAAGTTGTGTGATGATCTACGTGACTGTGAAGATAACCCAAAAGCATATCGTAATGGTGCTGGATGGTGTGGCGAAAGAATCAGAGCAAGAGGTAAAGTGAAATGAACGAACGAGATGAAGAATTGTGGGTACAGGCGAATCAGCTTTGTCATTCTCAAAATGTTATTAAGAAGTTTGCCGAGCTAGTTCGAGCAGATGAGCGTGAGGAATGTATAAAACTGTGTGATGAGCAAGCTGAGAAAGTAGGTAATTCGCGAACAAATGAATCTATGGCGGCAAGTATAGCTGCATTTCGCTGTGCTTCAGCTATTAAAGAAAGAGGTGAAGTGAAATGAGCAATGAAACCTGCCCTCGTTGCGGGGCTAAGAAAAAGAATACATTTTATGATAGCCGGTACGAATGTGATGGGGTAGCCAGCATATCTGAAAAGTGTCATGTTCGTAGCATGGAAAACTTGAAGGCTGCGAATAGCAAAGAACACAAAATATTAGGTAAAAATCCTACCTATGTATTGATAGATTTGGCTGAACAGGCTAAAGAATACGCACTTAATGAAGCAAGAAAAAATACTTCACTTGATAGGGAGATTGGTCTCAAACTTTATGCAGACGCATACAATAACAAGTTTGCTGAGTTGATTGTGAGGGAATGTATTGAAAAGATTGAAACACATCGAATTCCAGTTGGTAATAGTCCATCAGGCGAATTGGCGTGTGAATGGACTTATGATGCTTTGAAATGCGTTAGGGATAAGATTAAAGAACACTTTGAGATTGAATGATGAAAACAGAGTGGCGATCAAACATAGTAGGTAGAGCTGCTATCAAAACTAAACTCAAGCGCAATGGGTTTAAGGTAGGCAGAGCATTTTACGGATTCGACTGCTGCGTATGTCAAAAGGGAAATAGATTTTACAGGTTTAGATTTTGGAGTACTCCACAAGAGGTAGACGTATCGGACACGGATTTTGATCGGTGGGCTAATTCAACTGAGCGTACAGTTTTGCTTGATGTCTTTATGAAAGGTGAAGTGAAATGAGTAAATCACAACGCACCAAGGGTGCTGCGGGTGAACGTGAGTTAGCAGGTATTCTTACGGATACCCTTGGCACTAAGGTCACCCGTAAACTGGGTCAAGCCAGAGATGGCGGCGATGACATACAGACCGGCAAGTTCAAATGGGAAGTTAAGCGTAGGGCCAAGATTGCTGTGTATGAGTTTATGGATCAGATCACCGCAGCGTGCAAGGACGGAGAGACACCAGTAGTTGCAATGCGAGCCGACCACAAAGGGTGGCTGGTGATGATGCGATTGGAAGATGCACTGCCATTGATACAGGGTGAACTAATGCTTTGTGCTGTGCGTAAGATTTGGTCTGCAAGTGCATAAAATGGGTAATTGTTCCTGCATGGAACAATGGGTTTAAGGTAGGCAGAGCATTTTACGGATTCGACTGCTGCGTATGTCAAAAGGGAAATAGATTTTACAGGTTTAGATTTTGGAGTACTCCACCGCGGGCTTTTTGTATGATCATGGTCAACGACATCCAGAATCTCCTAGATGATTACACCCGCTGGCTGCGGGATAAGACTGTGTTGCGCGAAGTGGGAAGCGACTGGGTACAGATCACTACACCGCACATCGATCGCCATAATGATTGCTTGCAATTCTATGTACGCAGGGAAGGCAATGGGTATTTGCTCACCGATGATGGCTACATCATCAACGACTTAATCAACTCAGGTTGCCCGCTGGATAGTCCGAAACGCGAAAACTTGTTGAGAACAACGTTAGCTGGCTTTGGTGTGCAAACGGATGGTGAGCAATTGCTAATGAAAGCCACGCAAGAAAACTTCTCGTTGAAAAAGCACAACTTCATTCAGGCGATGCTGGCTGTGAACGATTTGTAATCACCTATGAGCCGACTTCTGTCTTTTGTAGTACTTGGGTGGCTATTAAAAACAAAGTCGGCTATAAATCGTTTTTACGATGTTTTGGATATAAAATAACGGAATGAAAAAATATTACGATCAGGTAGCTTCAGTAGGATGCATTTTGTGCAATGCCTTGGGTTACGGAGCGACACCAAGTGAAATACATCACATCAGAAGGTTTGGTCAAAAACGAGATGGTGCGGAAGTAATACCGCTATGTTTAGAACATCATAGAGGTAAAACAGGGGTACACGGATTAGGACGTAAAGCCTTTGAAAGAAAATACGGTCTAACAGAACAAGACCTGCACGATAACCTAGTAAAAATTCTAAATAACGTGCGTTAATTTTTTACCACATTTGTGGTAAAGCTGAGAACAACTGTTCTCAAAAAATAGATGCTGGGAGGTTGCGCCTTTACCACGTTCTAGACCGTGAACCAGCAAAAAAGAAACCCCACTGTTGCGCATGCCAGCCCGCTACGCAGTTAGGCAGAGGCGTGTGGGGCAAATGCTTTATTCTTCCCAAAACCCTTCAATTTCTTCTTGTTCAGACAGCAATTCTTTTAATTTTTCCATGTAATGTAGGGCTTTTGCTGCATCGTCAGAGCCGTCTTTACGACCAACGCGCATAGAATACTTAATGATATTTCCTTTGATAAAGCCAATGAACTCTTCTTCACTTAACAGGGCTTGCATTACGTCCCAAGGTTGAATTGCCATATCAACATAGTGGGTTCCACCAATTTGCTTATGGGCTGCGCTCATACTCTATTCCCCCTGAAATATGCAACACCGTTTTGTATGTAACAAAACTCCGGCCATAACAATTTA